GGATGGTGATGGGTCGGTGAACCGGCAGAACTGGCCTTCGTACCAGAGGGGGACGAGGCCGCACTCGCCGTCTCGTTGTTTGGCGACAGCGATGATGGCCTCGCCGTTGGGTTGGTTGCGCTCCCGGTTGAGCAGCAGCACCAAGTCGGCGTCACGTTCGATCTGTCCTGAGTCGGCCAGGTCGGTGAGTCTAGGCACCCGGCCTTTGTCCTTTTCGTTCTCCCGGTTGAGTTGAGCCAGGGCGACCACCGCGGTCTTGGTGTCGTGAGCCACGGCCTTGAGTCGGCCGGATACCTCGGCGATCTCGTAGGTTTTCTTTTCGGCTGCCTTGCTCCCGTGGATCTTCTGGAGGTAGTCGACCAGGACGAGTTTGACGCCCCATTTACGGACAGCCCGACGGATCACAGCGGTGATGGTGGCGATGCCGGACACACCGGAACCGGAGACAAAGTAGATCGGGCTGCCGGCCACCTTAGCGGAGGCACTGGCCATAGACTTCATTCCGCCTTCATCGAGGTCGCCGGTCTTGATGTCCTGCATTGGAATGGATCCTACAGTAGAGACCATTCTCCGAACGATAGACTCGTCGGACATTTCCAACGAGATAAACAGGGTCGGCACCCGGTGCTCGATGGCTGCTGCCCGGGCTATTGCGATGGCGATGGCGGTCTTTCCGATGCTTGGCCTGGCCGCAATGATGGCCAGCTCGCCGAACTGGAAGCCGTCGGTCATTGCGTCCAGGCGCCGGAAGCCGGAGGTTATGCCGGACAAGTGGCCCTTCCTGGCGAACCGCTCCTGGGTAGAGTCGATAAACCGACTGACTACCGACTTGCAGGGTTGCACCTCTTCCTTGGATGCCTCAACGGTGAGCCCTGCTTCGGCATTGGCGACGATTTGATCCACAGACAGGGTGGAGACAGCGGAATCACGAATCAGACGGTCACCGGCGAATCGTAACTGCCGGCGGTGATGGGCATCGAGGACAGCCTTGGAGAACTCGGGATGGTTGGACGGGCTGGGGCACATCTCGTCGCACTTGTTTAGAGCCTCGAAAGGCACAGGAGTCCCAGGCATCGAGCGTTTCCATTCCTTGACTACGCTCTGGAGGTTGACCGGCTCCGTCTTGGCGACCAGGCCTTTGGTCACCTCGTAGATCTGGCGCAGGCTGTCGTTCTGGATAGCCTCAGTGGTGATCCTGGAGAACACCTCGTAGCAAACATCCGAGCCACCGGATAGGCAGGCGCCCAGGAGACCGAACTCGTCGTCCTCGGCGAAGTAGGGGTCGCTCATAGGTAGTTGCGAAAATCGTTGGCGTCTGTGGGGTCGATCTCCGGCTTTCCTGCCTGGGCACCAAACAAACCAGCTTCGCCTTTAGCACGGTCGATCTCTGTGTTCCAGTTGTTCAGCAATGTGATGATGTCTCGGCGCTTGTACTTGCTGTTGCCGAGGTAGAATTGCTCCAAGATATCGAGTTCTTCCGCGGTGAAACCGGAGTCAAAGGCTTCCTTGAGCAGTTTGATCTCTTTGTCCTTCCACCGCGTCTCAGGCCTACGCTTGAACCAAAAGCAGATACGGATACGAAAGGCATCCAGTTCAACGGAAAGCTCTGACGCGTGTTTCTGCGGAACTCCTTCCTTTCCTTGTTCCCTTCCCTTCCCTTCCTTATAGCACGCGTCGCCATCGCGTGGCTCACGCGTGACTGACGCGTCGATTTCCTCGTAAATAGCCTCATTTTCGAGGTGATCCGGCAGAATTGAGGCTCGCTCCTTGTTGTTGATCACTTGGTGTTTTAGGAAGCTCGGAATGCATCCAAACCACTCGTCACCAACGCGATACTTGAGAACGAAACCACGCGTGGTTAACGCGTCGAGCACGCGTGAAAAGTCGACCCCATCGTATGGTAGAACCTGCACACCGATGCGCCTAGGTTCCCACTTGAAACGGCCTTCCCGGTCAGCAATGCACCACAGGCCAGCAAAGGCCACACGGAGCGGCAGCTTGGTTTCCAACTCTGCCTCAAACAGTCCTTCATGGTGGAAGAACTCCGGTTTTATTGAGCGGATTCTCATTGGTCGGAAGTTCTTTGTTGCGCAATTTTGGCGACCTGTTTTGAAAGATCAGACAGCCATTTCTCAGTCATTATCCCGAGCTCGGCCGCATCTTTCAAAATATGCAATGCCTCAAATGGAGGGAAACCAGCATCCGAAGCAGCCTTTTCGACCTCGAACAAAACACCTCTGTCGTGATCTATTTCCTGCTGATTCATTTGAATCTGTCGTTTGATCTCGTAACAAGCTGACAGCTCCCAAGAGGTGGAGAACCTCGGGAACGATTGCGTGTCCTCGTGACACTCAAAGTGGCATTTTCGGCACATCGTTGCCATTGATCCCCCTGGGTATTCCCAAGGCATTCTTCCCGAAACGTAGTAAAAGTGGTGAACCGTCAGTGTGTTGGTTTCGGACGAGCACTTTACGCACTGAAAGCCGTCTCTAGACATGATTTCCAGGCGCTTCTTTTGCCACCGCGGATGTTGGAGTTTTTCGGAGTAGGTCATAATTCAAACAGAAAACCCCGTCACGCATCGCGGTGAGGAATCGCGGAGAAACAACGCGACGTTCACGATACGGACGGGGAAAAATTGATTGATCATGTTTTCTCTGAAGGTTCAACGCTCACCTCTCACAGCTCACGTTGACGGGTCTTCCTTATCTGCTCTCCTGCTCGATGTCCAGCCCTCAGTAAGCCGGCATTAGAATGTCGGCCACTGCCTGGGTGAGCTTCACGTCCTGGAGGCAGTAGTTGATCGCCGCCTGTCGGTCGGTATTCCACAGCAGGCTAAAGTCGGCGCCGCTCCCTGACTTCTCACCTAGCCCCAGGTGACGGCTGATCGACGCAAGGCTCCCATGGGCCCTGTTGTCCCCGAGCTGCCACACCTCCCGAAGGTCGACCACCAGCTCCGACCAGTATCGGCCGTTCCGCAACCAGTAGGGCGGCATGATCTTGTGGCGCCAGGAGCGTTTGATGAGGAACGGCAAGTCGAAGGCCTTGATGTTGAAGCCGATGAGCTGTGGCTGGCGCTCGTAGTAGTTGAGAAGCGCCCACCATTGTCGCAGCAGGTGGGCCTCACCATCGGCATCGGCGCACAGGATGTTCTGCTCTTGATGATCGACCCGGTAGCCGATGCACAGCACCTGGCCCGATAGTGCGTCCAGGGCGGCATTGCGGATGTAGTCTGCGGTGTGGCTCTCCTCAGCCTTCTGTAGCTTCTCGGCGATCAAGTCAGGGTTCTTGATGTTGCCGAGCTTCACGTCGGCCGGGTTAAAGGCTGGGATGTTGAGCTGCTCGAGCGGTAGAGGCCCGGTCTCGATGTCGAAGTAGATGTTTGGATTGGCTGGCATTTGTCAGAGTTGTTGAGAGTTGTTGCGCGTTTGTCGGCCGATGCGCGCCCCCGGCACTACGAGTCCCCGACAGCAACAGGCTGCCGGAAGGTGGTCAGATCTTTTTGCCGCAATGTGGGCAAACGAGGAAGTTGATCGGCTCCCGGGTTGTCGGTACTTCAAGCCATTCACAGATCTCGAAGTAGGAAACCCAACCGAATCCTCGGACAGCTCCTGGTCGAAGGTGGCCGGTGTTGTAGAGTTGCAAGGCCTCGTCGCGGCTCTTAACGCACAGCCTTTCGAGGGTGTTGAACGTCCTGACCGTAAACGGGAATCCCCATTGTCGCAGGATCTCCTCATGCATCTCGGCCGACTGCTCGATTTGTTTGATGCGCTGGCGAGAAAGGTTAAAGTGCTTCCCTATCTCCTCGAGGGTCTTGCCTTCGGAGCGCATCCGAACCACCTCGGGCACTTTGTCGACCAGTTTGACGTAGGGCTTGCGTGTTTTCATTAGAAGGGCACGTCGTCGAAGTTGGGTTGATCTTTAGCCTCGATCTCCTGCAAGCGCTTGGTCACCGCGGCGATCAACAGGATGTCCTCGGGGCTCTTTCCGGCGCTGACCTTAGCCTTTGGTAACCAGTGCTCGGCCAGGCCTTGGACGGCGGCATCGGTAAGCTCCGAGATCGGCACGCCCTTGAACTTGCCGACGTGCACCTTCACATCCGAGATCTTGACCGGCGCCGCGGTAGCCGGCACCACCGTCTTCACCTGGTCGTCATCCTTGGGCGGCCTGTCTTCCATCCGTACCCACAGGCCCGAGGGCTTGAGCGGCTCGCCGTTCTTGTGAGCCATGATCAGCTTGATGTTCGAGAACGTCTTGGTGCCGTCCTGGCTCTGCTCATGGACGATCACCACGGTAGCTGGTCGGCCGATGAGGCTGTCCAGGTCGAGGCTGGTGGTCTCCTCGGCGGTAAGGGCCCGACCGTGCCAATCTCGGAGGAACTTGGTCAGGCCGGCCTTCTCATGCAGGCTGGCAGTCATCGGCGCCGTCATGACCACCCAGGGCTGCACCGGGTTGCGAGTCTTGTCCAGGAGATCGAGCTCGAACGCGATCTTGAACTTCTGCTTGGTGCCGTACTCGGTTTCGTAGGCCTTAAGCGGTGTGATGTCGACGCACACCGCGCGGCCGGTGTACTCGGGGCACGGTGTGAAGGTGCCGCCTGTTTGTTTCGTTGATACTGTGATTCCCATGTTGTTGCTGTGTTGTGTTGTTGTTGTTGTTTACTTGGAGGATTGCTTTTCAACCTCCGAAAGCTGTTTTGCCATTCGGTCGTATTGCGACCAGTAGTCGGGCCAGGCCGCCTTGATCTTCGCCAGGTTCTCTGGATCGGCCACTAGCGCCGCGGCGCCTAGTTTGCGAACGAATGACCCGCCGTATTCGATCATCGTGAAGGCTACATCGAAGTCTCTCATTGCAGGATGAAGTCGAAGTTGGTTTTCCAAGATTCGCCGAGGCGGTTGTAGGTGTCGTGCTTGATCTTCCAGAGTCGAGGATTGCGAGTCGTCCCGGTGTGACGGCAGCGGATCCTGACATCAATGTCCTGGATGGCGACGTTCCTTAGCCGGTGGTCTTCCGGCAGTTCGTGCAGGTGTTTCATTTTATTTGGTTTATGGTTTAGAGTGTATCACTCACGCCATTTGTCCTCCCGCCAGAGCAGCAGATCCGCTCGCATTGCGTCGTTTTCTTCCTCTAACTGCTTGATGCGGTCCTCCATCTTGCGGACATCCATAGCGATTGCGCGGAGTTGGCGGCGGTCGTTGTAATCGGCAAAAGCCGGCAGGTCCAAGATTCGTTGTTCTACGCTCACGGCTTGTCCTCTTTGGCT